AGTGCATCCACACTGTCCGCCGATCCTCCACAGGTGATAAAGAATGAGTCGTAAGTGCCGGGTATGTGAGAGAATGACGCTGGAATGGGGCGGAGACGCCTGGGTATGTCGGAGGTGTGGATCATGAAGGCCATAGACGACACTCCACGCAGTTCGAGGACGTTCGAGGTAACTATCCCCTGCCCCCACTGTCGAAGGCTCCTAGACGTGTTCCTGAAGGAGGCGACTTGATGGCTGACATCTCCGACTGGATCGATGATGGCCCACCCTGCATGAATTGTGGAGAGAGAGTTCCAGACGCCGAGATCATCCCCGGTAAGGATGGGATCGCATTCAAAGGGATCTGCAAATCGAACATCTGCCGAGAGCTTCCCCCAGGGGGAAACCCGTTCATGTATCTGGTGAGTTGAATGCCAGGAATAAACGCGAACCTGTCAAACGCTGCCTTCGCCATCTGGGAGGAAGTTCCCCGAAAGACCCGTAAATCACCTCTAGGTGCTGCCGGGGAGGAAGGCCGATCTAAGTGGCTCTCTTCGGTCATCATAGACCAGCATCAAGACTCGAAGAGGTTTAGGAATGAAATCAGTTATCTGCTCGAAGAGAAATTGAAACTTATGAGGGATCTTCGAGATATGACCGCATCCAGAGACAAGCTGCAAGAAATCGTTAATTGGTCAGTGAGACAGGCCGATGGCCCCAAATCGTAGTCGCTACCCCCCACTCTTTGGCATCATTTATCGATTCTTTACGAGTGCCTGAACTCAGGCTCTAATCCCGGCGTTGGTATCAGGGATCGGCCACACATTGTTGACCGTTCCAGTGAAAACCTGTTGGGCATAGACTGACACCGAATGCCTGGGCCCAGAGCTGGGCCGTGCTAGTATATGCCTCGCCGGTTGACGGGTCTATTCCCGCCTCGTTCTGGTAGAGCGTCGCAGTCTGGGCGATGGCTGCTTCCTGGGCGGGTGTCAGTGGAGCTCTCTCGATCAGTCTCTTGATGAAAGCCCAGAGCCCAGGGCCGAACTCATCCTTGTTGGCCTTCCACCAGTTCCTAACGTCATTGATGATATCGCCGATGTCATTGGGAGTACCGAACAGGATTTCCTTTCCTGTGGCGATCTCCAACAGCGTGATGCCAATGTAGAAGTTCTCAAAGGAGAGGAACTGATCGATTGACTCGCTGACTTTGTCTACCTGGTAAGCCCCGATGATCGCGTCTAGCTGCTGGCTCTGTTTATCCTGGAGACTAACCCGCACCTCGATTACCTGTGTTGGACTTTTCTTAGTCATCAAAGCACCCCGGTTATGGAGTCCCAGAGAGTTTGCCCGAGTCCAGCACCGAGGATCCAGCCGAGGAGAAAACTTGCGCCATAATTCGTGAGCATCTCCTTTGCCTTGTCACTGAGCTCACTCATCGGATGGAGCCTCCGGGAAGGCGTCGAAAGCGTCGTTGGCCTCATCGTGGTTCTGCGGGAGATCTCGGAGTGCCTGGCGGTACTCCTTCCAGGGGTTAGGAAGAGTGACATCCTTGAGAGCTCGCCAGTCAGACTGGGCGAGGGCATCGTCCCTCTTCGAGCGGACCCGCTCCCATGAGACATCGAACTCTTCTACGCTGATGATGTCCGTCCCATGATAGGTAGTCGTCGTTCTGTTCATCTTCACCAATCCAGATTACACATGATCCGTGCCTCGCTTGTCACCTGTAAGTTAGCCGGGGTGACTGTCGCTGGTAGCGTATGAGTGGTCCCTGTTTCTATCATCACCATCGAATACCCGTTCTCGACATCACCAGTAGGGCCGAGAGCAGCTTGAGTCGAAGTGTTGATTGTGGAAAGAGTGAATGGCGTGTAAGTCGACCTCACCCAAGCGAGCCAGTAGGTCGTTCCTCTCACCAGGGTGATCGTTGACGAGAAAGAGGTTTGACGTATGTTTCCAGTTGACACGTTCATGTCCATGGTGGCATAACCGAGAAGCGCGTCTGGCAGACCATCGGTGGAGCTGTAGATCCCCGCGTAGAGGTTGGCTGCCCCCGCAGCAGTGAGGTTGACTGTAAGACCGGCCACATCCCCATCATTAGGACAGATAAACGGCACATAGGCAGGGGTGTCGATAGCTTGGGTGTCGGTGCCTGTTGAGGGCCCCAGTGATCCCCACGGTGCAGCTTGAGTGATCGAGAAATACTTGTAGGTGGCATTCTCTAGCACGGCGACCTGATCCATGCCACCCCCACCACCACTTAGCCAACCGTCGAAGGATCCCTTCGTGACCATCCTGGCGAATGCGACCAGGCATATTCTACGGAGCTCATCCTCGTTGCTTTCCTCGATGCTGATCGGATCAGCTACGTCAGCCAGGGTATCGGCAGTGACATTCTCCAGATCGAGGTTCTGTAGGAGGGTGTAGACCCTCGGAGAACGCTTGGCGGCATCTGGTAGAGGCATCACAACCACCCGTCGAAGGATCCCTTCGTGACCATCCTGGCGAATGCGACCAGGCATATTCTACGGAGCTCATCCTCATTGAGCATCTCTATGCTGATCGGGTCGGCCACATCAGCCAGGTTATCCGCAGTCAGGTTCTCAAGGTCGGTGTTCTTTAGGAGATTGTACACTCTAGGCGATTTCGCCTGTGCATTTGGAAGGGGCACTATCTCACCTCTTCTCTGCCCATCTTACAATTTCACGCATGCGCTTGACGCCCATCAACTCACAGTCAAACAGGAGTTTTGCCGCTTTCTTGACTGATGCCTTCTCCGAGGCGCTCATAATCGAGAAGCGCCCCTTGGCTCGCTTAGATATCGCCATAGCCCTGCACCTCAGGCGGAAAGCTCGACAGCAGCAGTATAGTTCAGATTGACCTGAATCTTACACTTGGTGAAAAGCGGGAAGTGGTTCTCAGAGTCCTGCGCAGCAAACGCCCCGGCTACGTTTCCGATGTTGTTCTTGATCCATGAGCCTCCTGCTGAAGTTAGGAGGGTGCCATCACCAGAAACAAAGAGCGCCTGGTCGATGATCTCTGAGGAGCCGCCCAGCGTGTCACCGATGGTATTCGATGTGATCGTGTCCAGCAGGGCCGTGGAACCGCTTCCAGACGGGGTGCCTTGGAAAACTCGATGACTTCCTTGGTTAGTCTGGGTCAGCAGGCTGGCGGTGCGGTCAGCAGCAGTCTGGGCGTAAACGTAAAGCTTGTCGCCCGGTTGCAGCAGGACTCTAGCTGTCGCAGGGAAATATGACCCACCCGCCATGCCCGCCTTTCCGACGTTGATGAAGGAGATGGGAACGCCCTGGCGCTCGACATAGCAGTAGGCTGATGCGTTTGCCACGCAGATATATCCGGCTACGATTGTCTTCTTAGGACCGTAGTCTCCAATGCTCTGAGCTACCGTCGTTATTTCACTGTCAGTGAGAATCTCTTCTTTCGATCCCTCGGTTTGTGCGGTGTTCTGCATTGGAACAGTGGTTCCGTCAGAGAAATAGATGACGCCCGAGGCTAGAACGTCAGCCATCAGCCCAGCCTCACATTGAGTCCGAGCGGCTTAATCAGGCGGTTCGCTGCTGAGAAATTTCGACGCATCAGCTTGCGAAAAATCCGGGCTCCGACATTGAAGGTCACTGATTGCAATGCCATTGGGACCGCGTTGGCGCGAGCGTTCTGCATGATTTGAGCGAAGGACATCGTAGGCTCATTGAGGATGTCGGCCAGGCTGATGACATCGGTTCCAGTCATCTCCATAGTAGTGGCCGCTGATCCGAGTCCCAGATCCCTCACGGTAGAATAGCCGATATCGTATTTCGATGTCACTACTTCTATCGGTCCAGCTCCAAGAGTGCCCTGGGTGAGGATGGCCAGATTGCCATACCCGACCAGGGCGTCATAGACGTTGAAAAATTTCGGGCCTCTCCTTCGAGTTGCCTTCTTCGCCTTTGCCATATCGAACACGACGGGAAAACCTCGGTTATAATTCTACCTTTACGGTTTTTCAATGGATGCAAACTTTCCGTCAGCAGCTCGGTCAGTTACAACGGCATTGATCGTGTTCATCTTCTGGTCAGCTGCAGAGGCGATGAACTGGGCGATTGCCTGTTGAATTGGGTTGATTTGTTCGAAGCCAGCTAATCCTGCTCCACCGAGCTCCTTGATTGTCGATTGTATAGCCAGGGCGAGCGAGTGATCGAGTGCAGCGACCGCATTCTCCAACTCGGAACGGATCCAGAGAGCCAGGGCGACCAGTCCAGCTAGCGAAAGTACCTCCAGAACGCCTAAAATGATGAATTCTAACGCTACCATGTCCGTCCAACCTCCACGCTCGGACCGTGCTTCGTCTGTGCAACCTAAAATCATACCGATTTCATTCAAAATATTAGAGAATCTTGAAAACCGGTGGCTGGGGTGGGCTGGTTATCGCCGCGTGGGAGGTGGTGAGGTGATGGGGCAGAGCCCCAGAAGCCTGAACGACCCATACCCTCAGCCGGATTATTAATAACCAAAACCGGACTTGCTCAATTTGGAGGGTCGGTCAACGAGTGCATCCACACTGTCCGCCGATCCTCCACAGGTGATAAAGAATGAGTCGTAAGTGCCGGGTATGTGAGAGAATGACGCTGGAATGGGGCGGAGACGCCTGGGTATGTCGGAGGTGTGGATCATGAAGGCCATAGACGACACT